CTGGAGGGGCAGTGCCCTTCTGCCCCTCCAGTCTTTAGAAAGGATAAGAGCATGGCATTGACAACAGTTGCAGAGCTTCGCACCGCCCTTGGCGTTGGCACTCTCTATACTGATGCAGTCTTGCAGTCTGTCTGCGATGCCGCAGATAACGTACTCTTGCCTTTTCTATGGAAAAACCAGCAGTACATCATCGCTCATGGCAACACAGGGACAGTTGGAACACTTTACTTTGATCAGCCTATTCGTGAAGTCTTTTACGTTGGACAGTCTGTAACAATCTCTGGCGCTGGCACAAAGTACAACGGCACAAAGACCATCACGGGCGTAGGTACTCGATCATTTACTATTACCACAACGCACACTAGTGACAACCCTCGCCACACAGTCGAGCCTTACGGAATCGCAGCAGTTGAGACTTATACAGATTATTCAACAGTTCCGGCGATTCAAGAAGCTTCTCTAATGATTGCTATTACGATTTGGCAGGCAAGGCAATCCCCAACGGGTCAATCTGTTTCCGTCGATGGATTCCAGCCGACGCCATTCACAATGTCCTCGACACTCGTAGCCAGAGTGCGTGGGTTGTTAGCGCCTTATCTCGATCCGAGATCGCAGATTGGTTAGCAATGGCCGCCATTTCAACACTCCGCGCAGGTATCGCAGCAGCTCTCACAGATAACACAAAATACTCAGTCTTCTCATTCCCACCTGCAACACCGATCGCCAACAGCGTGATCGTAGCGCCAGCAGATCCTTACATCTCGCCGTCTAACGGATGGCATGCATCGATTTCGCCAATGGCAAACTTCGTCATTTCCGTCATGGTTCCCTTGCTCGATAATGAGGGCAACCTAAACGGGATGGAGGATAACATCGTGCGAGTCTTTAACTTGCTCGCTGCATCCGCCTACACCTACAACGTCACCCAGGTATCGGCTCCGGCCGTTCTCAGTGCCGTCTCTGGTGATCTACTAACCTGTAATATCAATATCTCAGTCCTAACGAGTTGGAGCTAAAATGTCCGAGTGGGAAAAAGAGCAAGAAGCCTTCCTGATCAAGATCGGGCAGGTAGCACCATCAGCACCAAAACCATCTACTAAGAAAGACGAGGAATAATCTCATGGCTGTATTCTTAAATAACAAGGTCGGCGTGAAGGTAAACTCAGTCGATCTCTCAGATCACGTCACAGCAGTAACACTTAACCGTACTTTCGATGAACTCGAAGTAACAGCAATGGGCGATGGCGGACATAAGTTCGTTAAAGGCCTCGAGGCATCATCTGTCACAATCGACTTCCTTAATGACACAGCAACAGCCAACGTCCTACAGACCTTGCAAGCTGCATGGGGAACGAACGTCACAGTAGTCCTACTTCAGGAAAAGGGAACCGCAGTATCTGCGACTAACCCTCTTTACACAATGACTTGCCTCATCAACGGCACAACCGACATCAACGGCACTGTCGCTGATCTCGGAGTGCAGAGCCTGACATTTAACGTCTCAGGTACTACAGTAGTAGCCACAACAGGTACATTCTAAAAAACTAACAAAGGGGCACAGCATGGCAAAGTTAATAGTCACGATGGCAGACAACACTGTTACCAATATCGAGATCACACCTCGACTGGAGTACGCGTTCGAGCTATATGCTAAAAAGGGATTTCACAAAGCGTTTCGCGATGATGAGAAGCAGTCAGATGTCTATTGGCTTGCATGGGAAGGCCTTCGACTAAGTGGAGTCACAGTCAAGCCATTCGGTGCAGACTTTCTCGAAACTCTTAAGAGTGTAGAGGTTGCAGAGTCTGACCCTTTGGCCTAGGCAGGGATAGCATCCACTATCTCATCGCTCGGTTGAGCATTGAGACGGCTATCCCTCCACAAGATTTAATTGATTTAGATTCATCGATGCTCCAGATGTTACTGAAAGCATTGAAAGACCGAGCGAAGGAGCAGAGCGATGCCTACAGAGCTAAAAGGCGCTAATGATCTTCGCAAAGCCCTAAAGAGGTTTTCACCTGATTTAGACAAAGCAACACGCGATGAGATGGTCGGATTCTTAAAGCCATTGGTTAAAAAGGCTAGAGGCTTTATGCCATCTAACGGCGATATGCCTTCTGGATTTGTTAAGCATGAAGTTAAGACTGCAACCTTTCCAATGTACGATGCGACAGAAGCTAGACGAGGCGTAGGTTACAAACTGACACCTACTAAGCCTAACCGCCAAGGTTGGTCATCGACTGTATCGATCCACAATAAGACAGCAGCAGGTGCGATCTTTGAGACTTCTGGCCGTAAGTCTGGAATATCTGGTCGCTTCACACCACGGCTACAGGGAACCCTAGCGGGCGCTGGCAAGATGGCAGGACGTGCAATGTTTAAGGCATACAAAGAGGATGAAGGTAAGGCTAAAGCTGGAGTTATCAAGGCGCTTGAAAAGGCCGCCGCTAAGTTTAACGGGAGTGGTAACTAATGGCTGAATTAAGAATCCCGATAATTGTTGAAAACAAAGGCAAAAAAGCCCTAGGCGATGTCGACAAGAGCGTCAATCGCTTATCAAAATCATTTAAGAAACTAGCAGGCGCAGCAGGCATTGGTCTATCAACTGCCGCCGTAATTAAGTTCGGTAAAGAAGCTGCGAAAGCATTTATAGCAGATGAGAAAGCGGCTAATCGTCTAGCCATCTCAGTTAAGAATCTTGGCCTAGGCTTCGAGGCTCCACGCATCGAGCGCTACATCTCCGAACTATCTGCCATGTCTGGCGTCACAGATGATCAACTGCGTCCGGCAATGCAGAAACTATTGCAGACAACAGGGTCGGTTGCTAAGGCTCAAGAATTGCTATCGCAGGCTACAGATATAGCCGCTGGCAGCGGCGTCGATTATGAGACAGTAGTTAACGATCTCAGCATGGCTTACGTTGGCCAGACTAGAGGCCTTAGAAAATATAGCCTTGGTCTAAGCGTTGCAGAACTTAAGACAATGAAGTTCTCAGATGTACAGGATAAACTCAATAAGCAATTTACAGGCGCTAATGCAGCATATTTAACGACCTATGCTGGAAAAATGCAGCTGATATCTACAGCAGCAGGTGAAGCCTCAGAGAAAATCGGCGGTGCTCTAGTCGAGTCTTTAGTCGCTGCATTCGCAGCAGGAGATCCTCAGGAGTTCGTTGCCAAGATCGAAGGCCTAGCGACAAAGATCGCTAGCATGGTTGCAACAGCCGTCTTCGGATTTAAGAAACTTTATTACCTGACATCTGATCAGGCTATCCTTGCATCCTTGAACCCTTTCGATAATTATGAGAACGATGTAGTCAAGATCATCGATATTCAAGAAAAGATGTTTAGAAAATCATTCGAGGGCATTAAGATGGGCTATCTCGGATCTATGCCAATCGGTATCTATTCTGGCGCAACAGATGATGCTGCCCGTAAGAAAGCAGAAGCAGATGCGTTAAAACGCGCTAAAGCCTTAGCCGCAGCCCAAGCTAAGCAACTGGCAGATGCCAAGAAAAAGAGTGCGCTTGATAAAGCATCAAAGACTTTAGACCTAGAAAACATTAGTATTGAGGCGGCGCTTAAAGGGAAAATCAGCGAGACGGATCGTATTTCCCTTCTATTGCAAAAATCTATTCTTGAAGGCAATGCTGCTCAAGCTGCTAGTTTATCCGCTCAATTGAATGAAGCCGTCAAGCGCCAGAATGATCTAGCAGCCCTTCTGTTGGCTACTCCTAAGGCTCCTAATCCATACGAAAATTGGAAGATTCCTGACGATGTTATGAATTGGACAGCGGCCTCATTAGGCGTATCGGTCTCATCCCTAGGCACAACGCCTGTTGATATATCTTCTACTTTTTCAGATGCTCAGATGGAATTGGCAATGGCGGTTAACGCTGGTCAAGTCGCAGAACAGAAGTTGCTTAACGTACAGGTCTACCTCGATGGTGATCTAGTAGGTAACGCAATCCGCGATTCATCTATCAACCAATCACTTTCAGGATCATTTAACTCAGTTAATCGCGCTGGACGATTTGATAATCTGGCAGAATGACACTTCCAGCGACCATCTCGGTCTCCTTCGACTTTAGCCAAGGTGCTACATTCGGGTTCCCCTTTACTATCGGCGACCCGATCAATGGCGTTATTGGCGTGTCTCAGTTCGCAGCTACAGAAGTTCCTGATCCCGTCATCGATCTCAGTCCACAGACTAGAAAGATTACGATCAAGCGTGGACGCAACATTATGCGCGATACTTATGAGGCAGGATCATGCACAGTTAGAGTCATCGATCAAGATGGATCATTTAATCCACAGAATCCTGCTAGTCCATACTTCGGCTATCTAACTCCACTTCGTAAAATCCGCGTAGCGGCTACGACTGCTACCACTCAGTCTTTCTTATTTTCTGGATACGTCACAGATTATAAATACACCTATCCTCAAGGCCAAGAATTAGGTTATGTCGATATATCTTGCTCAGATGCATTTCGCCTGTTCGCTATGGCTAACGTCACGACAGTAGCTAGTGCAACGGCTGGACAGACCACAGGCACACGCATCGATAAGATCCTTGACCAAGTGGACTTCCCTACATCGATGCGAATCGTTGACGCGGGATCGACCACAGTCCAGGCTGATCCAGCGACCACTAGAACATCCTTGCAAGCCATTCAGGTTGCAGAGTTTACAGAGCAGGGCGCGTTCTACGTTAGAGCAGATGGCGAAGTAGAGTTTAAGGATCGATCAGATGTCGTGGGATCTCTAGCCCCGGCACCTATTCAGTTTAATCAGACAACAGGCATTCCTTACTCTGACCTGCGCTTCGCCTTCGATGACAAGCTCATCATCAACAGCGCCACCATGAAGCGAGTGGACGGCTCTACAGTCTCAGCCAATAACACAGCCTCGATCGCTAAGTATTTTCCACATGGCATGAACGTTGAGAATCTAATTGCTCAGACAGATGCACAGGTGCAGAACATTGCAGACATTTATGTAGCCACTCGCGCAGAGACCACGATCCGCATCGATGCCATGACTGTCGATCTCCTTGATCCATCTGTACCGACTGACACGATGATCGGTCTCGATTACTTTGATAACGTGGAGATCACTAACATCCAGCCAGACGGATCAACAATCGTAAAGACTTTGCAAGTGCAGGGTCTAGCGTGGGACATAACCCCTAACAGCATGCGCTGCACAGTCACCACGCTAGAACCGATAGTCGAGGGATTCATCATCGGATCATCGACTTACGGTATAATCGGACAATCCATTATGGGATACTAGGAGAAAAACAATGGCAACAGGCTTTCCAGCATCAACAGGCGACATCTTTACAGCCGCAGACTATAACGGCCTAGTAACCTTCGAGGTCAAGGCAGATCAGACTTCGGACTATACGCTGACTGTTGCTGACTCCTATCAGGTACTAGTCCCTATGAATAAGTCCACGGCCATCGCCCTCAAGATTCCAACCAATGCGACGGCGGCTATTCCAGTCGGATCGGTGATCACTATCCTTAACGAAGGCACAGGCCTTTGCACTATCTCGGCCGTCACCTCTGGCACGACTACAGTTCTATCGGCTGGCGCAGTAGCTGCGCAGCCTACCCTTGCACAATATAAGAGCGCAGCCTGCATTAAGACAGGCACCGATACATGGTACGTCGTCGGGGCTATTGGATAATGTTAAATAATGCGGTTGGCATATACGGCATACCCGTTCCCCCTGTGACCGTCACTGGCGGAACTCTATATACATCTGGCGGATTTAATTATCGTGTATTTACAGGTAATGGGTCGCTGGTGGTATCAAATGGTTCAATCACCGCCGATATTCTTTTAATCGCTGGCGGCGGCTCTGGTGGTTCTCCCACAGGCGCTGGCGGCGGCTCTGGTGGAGTATGCAATCAATCTTCACGATCTATAACCGCAGGTACTTACTCAATCACGATTGGCGGTGGTGGCCCTGCACCTGCAGGTTCGACAGCAGGTAACGATGGCATTAATTCAACTTTTGACACAGTAACCGCCATCGGCGGTGGTGGTGGTAATTACGGTCCTTTTGGAGCAGGTCGCAATGGCGGATCAGGCGGCGGTGGTGGTGAAGGTCAAGCTGGTGGTTCTGCTACTCAAGGAACATCAGGCGGTGCTACTGGTTATGGTAATAACGGTGGTGGTGGTAATAACGCAAGTCCTTACACACATGGCGGCGGCGGCGGTGCTGGTGCGGTTGGTAATGGCGGCACTGGTATTAGTAATGGTAATGGCGGCGCAGGTCTTGACACTTGGAGTTCATGGCTTTCAGTTGTCGGTCTTGGCGTAAGTGGATTTATTGCTGGTGGTGGTGGGGGTGGATCGTCATCTGGCACAGGTGGAACAGGAGGCTCTGGCGGCGGTGGTAACGGCGCATCAGGTGCAACAAATGCAACTGCAGGAACAACCAATAGTGGTTCTGGCGGTGGTGGTGGTGGTTCAAGCGGCACGCCAGCGAGCGGTGGATCAGGTTTCTTTATTGTGAGGTATCCAGTATGAGTCATTGGGCAGAATTAGACGATAGCAATAAAGTCATACGCGTATTAGTTGGAGACAATAACGATCCAGCAGGCGATGAAGGCTATCAATGGTTAATCGATAACCTTGGCGGCACATGGATCAAGACAAGTTATAACGGCACAATAAGATTTAACTATGCAGGGATTGGTTACACCTATGATCCGATCGATGATGCATTCATTGCACCTGTCCCATGCGATCATCAAGAATTGACATTAAACGATCTAAAGAGATGGGAGTGTGTAACCTGTGAAGCCGCGTTTAAGTCGCTCCGCGATTCAGCTTAGAGAACAGATCGATGATGCATTCCCCGACAGAGATAGAACTTCGGACGGCTGGATCGGTGACACTAGACACGCTGCGCGCAAGTCTGATCATAATCCAGATGTACAGGGATGGGTACGCGCCATCGATGTTGACCGCGACCTTTCAGGTAAGAACAGGAAGCCCGATCTCATGCCCGACTTGGTTGATCAGATTCGACTCGCTGCAAAGTCTGGCAATAAGAGAATCAGTTACATCATCTTCGATGGTCGCATCGCCTCATCTAAAAAGGCTTGGTCTTGGCGTCCTTATGATGGGATCAATAAGCATAATCACCATGCACATATCAGCTTTACTATCAAGGGCGATGAAGACAGTACTTGGTTCAATATCCCGATGATAGGTGGAAAATAATGGAAGCAATCATTTATGCAACTCTTGGACTTATAGCGATCCCAGTAATCCGCACAGCTATTAAGTCTTATCGCGCAAAGAAGGCCGTTGCAGATATCGTCGTCGATGCCATTGAAGCCGCTGTGGATACAGTGGAGAAGAAGTGAACCAGACCGATTTCTTTACTCTTTACTTTGCAAGCCTTGCAATAGTAGGCGGCCTTTCTGGCTTCGTCATTACTCACTTGCTCTCTGAAATTAAAAGGCTTCATGCGCGTGTCGATGAGATTTATAACATCCTTCTCGAGCGATAATTTTTAACATGGCAAAGAAGAAGGTCATCGATCTCGACACTTATTCACAGCTAGACGCATGGGCTATTAGCCTGCATGAGATGTACAGAGCCCTAAGACGTGCGGGCTTTGCCGTTGACATGTGCCTAGCAATTATCACAGATCAAGACGCCTATCCTGATTGGATCCTGCCATCGATCCCCGACCGAGTGGATCGCCTACCCTACGAGGACGACGACGAGGACTAATGAAACGCATCGTGATTGTGTCAGACCTGCAAGTCCCATTTCATGATCGAGTAGCAGTCAAGAATCTAGCCAGTTTTATAGCCAAGTTTAAGCCGCACGAAGTAGTAACAATAGGAGACGAGATTGACTTCAACACGATCTCAAAGTTCAGCGAAGGAACCCCAGAAGCCTACGAGCAAACTCTGGGAGATGATCGCGAGGAAGCTGTTCAAGTCCTTTACGATCTACAAGTAACGCAGATGATCCGGTCCAACCACACGGACCGCCTTTACAATCAAATCATGAGGAAAATTCCCTCATTTCTGTCATTGCCCGAGCTTAGGTTCGAGAAGTTTATGAAGCTCGACGAGTTAGGCATAACCTTTCACAAAAAGCCTTATAACATAGCCCCGGGCTGGATCGCAGTCCATGGCGACCATACTCCTATCAAGTCACAAGGGGGCCTGTCAGCCCTTGAGGCGGCGCGTAGGCACGGCAAGAGCGTCATCTCAGGGCACACTCACAGGGCAGGGCGTTCGTCCTTCTCAGAGGCCTCTGGAGGCCGTATTGGGCGTGTTCTGCATGGTGTCGAGGTTGGTAATCTTATGGACTTTAGCAAGGCCAGTTACACCAAGGGTTCGGCCAACTGGCAGCAGGCTTTTGCCATCATGTATGTTGATGGGAAGAATGTCCAGGTTGATCTTATCTACATCGAAAAGGATGGGACATTCGTCGTCTCAGGCAAGCGGTATGGACGACCTAGATAACGATCTAAAGCGTGACATCGATGACCACATGGACGATTCAGAATTGTTACCATTTCGTTATCTGAATATTTAATTTTTCCCCCTTAGGGCATGAGACAGTAGAGCCATCAACGAAGGGCGTTGATAAGAAAGGCTCAACATGTTCGATCCATCATTAGGCGACTTAATTGCCATGATTGTCTTATCAGCAGTATATTTTCATCTAGGCCGTATTGTCGGCATCCGCGTGGGATACATCAAAGGCCGTAAGGCTGTCAGAGATTACTACGCATCAAAAGAAAGGGTGAGAGTGTGAAAGCAAGTGAAGTCCTATTATCAGCTACTGACATCATTGGAGACCGAGGACGAATATATGGTCATCCTCGTATCAATCAGACTCGAATCGCACTCAGACTCCAGCAAATGCTCGAGACACCAATCTCAGACCATCAAGCGTGTCTGGCGATGGTCGAAGTCAAGCTCGCACGCCTGCAAGAAACCGCAGATCACATTGACTCCTATATCGACGCTTGTGCATACCTCGCACTAGCTTGTGAACTAATTACTGAAAGGGATGAGCAGTATGTTTAATCTAGAAGATTATGAAACAGTAGAAGAAAGACTTGTTAAGTTTTGGAAGGATTATCCAGATGGGCAAATTCATACTAAGTTACTGGATCAGAGTTCAGGTCGGTTTATTGTCCTGGCTGAAATCTATCGCACAGAAGCAGATACACGTCCATGGACGACAGGCCTTGCAGAAGAGACAGTCCAGGGGCGCGGCGTTAATGCTACATCTGCGCTTGAGAATTGTGAGACATCTGCTATCGGTCGCGCTTTGGCTAACTCAGGTTACGCAACGAAGGGCAAGCGAGCATCTAGAGAAGAGATGACCAAGGTTGCAACAGTAAAGAAAACAGAAGCAATCATCGATGAAACAAAGGCCAAGATGCTACAGACATCCGGCGAATACATCCCAGTAGTGAAAGAAGAGGATCCATGGACTATCAAGCCAGCGAGTATGCCGCCCACAATGGGGGAAGCTGTATCGATGGTGAAAGAGATCATTGGCGGCCAGACCGAGAAGGATATCCCTCACTGCAAGCATGGTGAGATGATGTGGAAAACTGGCACAACAAAGGCGGGAAAGCCTTGGGGCCACATGAAGTGCAAGGCGGCAGTAACTGGTGAATTGAGTGGACGTTGCGAACCGCCAAACGATGTTATCTGGTACGAGATCAGCAAAGAAGACGGCACATGGCAACGCCAGAAGGTGCGAACATGAACGCGGTCATTGACTATAGCTTCACAGCTTACTCAGGTGTAAGTAATTGCACCTATTGCGACATCTTCACACATGTAAACGAATGGGCAACGCCTGACGGTGACCTACTAGTTTGCCAACAATGCGAGATTAATAAACGATTTGGAGAACACTGATGGGACGCTTGCAGTTTATGAACCAAGATGGTGAATGGGAATCATTTCCAACAGAGGATGAGATTCATCGATCGAAGGAAGTCATAGCAATTCTTGAGGAGTTCACGTTCACGACAAGATGCTGCTTATGTAATGAAGCTATTCCTTATAAAGACATCAAGGTCAATCTGACTAATAAGAGCTGGTCATGTTCTAAGTGCCACGCGGTCAATGGCATCACAAAGCCGTAAATATCGAGGATTCTCGACCGAGCGTGTAGTAGCCAGGTACCTATCGGAATGGTGGCCACATGCAGACATTGGTCGAGGGGCTGGAAAAGATATAACACATGTCCCGTTCGACATGGAGGTTAAAGCTAGATCGGCGTTCCAGCCTAAGGCATGGATCGATCAGGTCACAAAGAGAGCAAGTAAAACTGGTGACTTGCCACTCGTAGTTAGTCGATTGAATGGTCAAGGGGAGAAGAGTCCACAAGACTACCTAGCATTCATGAGATTAGGTGATCTGGTCGATCTATTGCTTAAGGCAGGTTACGGAGATTTTAAGGATAATCTGAGACAATTAGAACCTATGAGATGCAAGATGTGTGGCGCATGGGCGTTCACCGAGACATGCAGAACATGTGAGGTCGATCCAGATGCCAACCTATGAGTTCGAGTGCGATAACGAGCATTGTGAGTCAAATGCGAGAATCGAAAAGTGGATGTCAATCCATGAGCCGCATGACCTCGAATGCCCGTTCTGTCACAGCTCGATGAGCAAGGTTTACTCAAGTGTTGGAGTGTCATTCAAGGGCACTGGATTCTATTCGACAGACAACCGCTAACCGACACACCGCTCTGAACAGGACTTATACAAATGAACTTGACACGCATGGTACGCTCTCTGGCTAGAGCCCATCAGGGGCTCAGCGCAGGCCGTTCACGGCAAGCCTGCGGGGTAGCCATCGCTATTGGGATATCTCTATCTATGGCCTTGCCCCTAGATGCACAGGCGAGTAACCAAGCAATTCGATACGTTAAAGATTTAGCAAAGTATCAATTAACTGATAAGCAAGAAGCATGTCATCATGAGATTATCTATCGAGAGAGTCGATGGGATTATCGAGCCATTGGCAACATAGGTGGTAAGAAGCAAGCCTATGGTCTATATCAGATGAAGGTTAAGAGCTTGAAGAATGGCTCTACAGTTAAACAGTTTTGGATGTATTGGACTTATGTCATGCATCGTTATGGAGTAACAGAGTATGATGAGCCTGACTATTGCAAGGCATTGCAACACTTAAAGACTAAGGGATGGCAATGAGTACAAAAAGAGGCGACCCTCGAGGGACAAGGGCTTACAAAGCCAGACGCCTTGAGGTGCTAGCTCGTGATCAGTGGACGTGCTTCTATTGTCAGATGCCAGCAACCACAGTTGATCATGTCATTCCCATCATTCAAGGTGGAGATCCAATCGCTTATGACAATCTGGTGTCATGTTGTACTAGGTGCAATAGCAGCAAGGGATCACGCTCTGAAGGCGTTTTTTTAGCACGACAGTCCAC